TCCATCATCCTAATACCTCTTGGATTAGAAAAAGCCTTTCCTAGCCTTTTCATTACAGCTTCGGTATCACCTTTGGCACGTAGATTGAACAACTCCAACGAGTTCAATGAAGATCCCATGTATTGATTTATTTTTCCAATTACTTCGGCTGATTGATCAATATCCATGAACATTTCAGTAGCGCTGGCTGTATCTTGCATACTCATGTTAAGCTTAGCAGCTTGAACGGCTGCTCTTTTCAGATATCCCACACCCTTACTCATGTAAATGGAAGTTAGGTTGGTGTTTTGCATGATATCGGCCATTACTTTTCGTCCATTGACTCCGCTACGCGTAGCGAAATCTTTCATAACATTGCCGAAATTCATTACCTGTTTAGCGGTTTTACCAAAGCCCTTAATCATCACTCCAACAAATTCAGCGGATTCTGTATTAGTCACCCCAGCGTATTTAGCTAATAAGGAAGCGGTCTTGATCATCTCCGATGAAACTTTTCGGAAATTACCTAAAGACTTGACCATGCCTGCAGTAGCTTCGGCTGATTCTTGCATAGAAATACCGAACTTATAACCACTATTTTGAGCATCTACCATAGAGGATCTAAGATTTTTTAAATTCTTACCAGTCAGGCCTGTGTTCTTGGAGAGTTCTACTGACGCTTTTTCTATTTCATTGAATTGTTTGAGCATCAGAGCCCCAGCAGCTACTATGCCGCCTGCCCCAACCTTCATAGCTCCCTTCATTCCCGCGCCGAGTCTGCCCCACGTTTTGGTCAATATTTGATCCATACGCATGGTCATACTCTTCATCATTTTTTCAAAACCTTTTTCTAGGTCTTTTCCAATGACAGGAATACGCTTTGCCAAACCGGAAAAAGCCTTAGTGAGATCAGCTTGAATTTTATCAGTCTGTTTCTGAATATCTCGTTGAGATTTTATTTGCTCCTTACCAGCTACACCTAATAACTCAGCAAAGTTTTTGGCACCCTCTTCTGTAAGTCGTCCAAATTGATCGACACCCTTTTCAGCCACACCAAGAGCGGTAGCTAGCTCTTCTACAGCAAGATGAAGAGTACCTCCCATTTTCTCTTGGTAACTTTTTGCTTTTTTATAATCTTCGTTCATTTATGCTCAACTATAAATAAGATGTTAAAGTCCTAATTCTTTTTCTTTTGCGGCAATATAATCATCTAAGTTTTTAAAACCTTCTTTTTTGGCTTTATCTAACTGCTCTTTTTCAAAAGCAATAGCCGATCTCTTCAATGCCAACCCTTTCTTAGAAAGTTTATTATCTGGTGTTTTCTTTACATCTATTTTACCACCGACTATAATCTTCAAAAGATCAAAGAGGCCTTCGTCTATTTGATATCTTTCGCTTTTCTTTTTAATTCCAAACATGATAATCTCCTGAGTCACAGAACAATACAAAATAAATATCCCCTTACCATAAAAAATACGATAAGGGGATATATTACTTTCCCTGTTGAGCGCGTAATTCTTGTTCTTTTCTCTTATTCTCGTCCTCTAGTGTCTCAGTTACTCTTTGAAGCCAAAATTTTCTTAAAGCTACCGGCATATTATAAGCATCTGAAAAACTCAACTTACCATAATAAACAACATCAAATATTTCTCGATAAACAAGATTTTTATTCTCAGGCCTCAGGCCAAAAGAAACCTACCGTAATCGGTATTTCCACCTCCCCTCTGTGTCCACAATGGACACATTCAAAATCTTGTTCCATGTCAAGATCAGGAGTATTTTCTTCCATGTACTTACGAAGTGCTCGCGAATCTCTTACGTTCATGTTATCTACAAATTGATTGATGTAGCCTTGATCACTGTTTCCCTCAATAGCAATGATAACATTTTTCAAACGAGTAGTTATGTTTCTATCAATAGGAGATTGAGTTCTCTTCTTTAGCTTTTCCTGAGTATCTGCAATTTCCTTATCCTGTAAAGAATTAAGAAATCTAAACTCTAGATTAATTTGCGTCTGTGGCAATTGGAAACTAAATCTATTCTCCCCCGCCAGCGCCGGTTCAATATCAAGAGTTTTCATTTGAAGGTCACTCAAATCAAAAGTATGATCGTTTGTTTCACCACAAGATGGACAATCCATTTCTACTTCATAATCAGAACCATAACCACTAACACGCAGAAAAGTAACAACGGCATTCTTATCGCCTGACAAAAACTCTTCGACATTAATTCTTTTGTCTGCCAAACAAGCAGAGATGACAGCATCAATAGCCTTGCCGCTTCTAAGCAAAGATCTAGAAGTAAGAATATCTTCATCAGCTGCCGTAAGATGTCTTAACTCTACCTCTTTAACATTGTGTAAATGGGAATTTACAGGGTATACTTTACCTCCAGATGGGAGCTGAACGAAGTCAGTTGGTACTTTAAAACCAGCTACTTCGTCAGCTTTTTGTCCCAAATTTCTAGCCCTACTAAAAGCAGCTTCCTCTGCTGGAGTAAGTCGTACTGATTCTGATGGCACAACAATCGGTTGTTCTTCTTGCTTTTCTTGATCTTCTTTCAAATCGACATTAATTTCTGTCATTTACTTCCTTTCCAAAAACATATAAACTAACATAATAAAATTTTTAGTACCTAAGTATGCACTCATCCATGCGAACTGTAATGTCAATAGGAAGTGGTTCGCTGGAAGCCATATCGTAATCACCCATAGTTACATCGGTAAGGAAGGCTCCTCTAATTTCCCATTTTTCAACAGCAGCTCCGACAGGATCAAGAGAAATCAAACTAAAGTTCTTTTTGTAAAAAGCTGCATAACCATCTCTACCAGAAATCGTTTCATGCGCCAATCGCGCCCATTCCATAACCTTCTGCGCCGCGGAAGGAGCAATAGGATCGTGTAGGCCAATAGACATTGTGTTCCACTCAAACTTACCAGCTAAATACCGTCTGGAGTTCAAGTAATCAATCGTAATACTTTCCTGTGAAAAAGACGGCCGAGAAGCTGATCTAGCAATATAAGCTGGCAATGTATCATCAGTAAACTGAAACAAAAATCTATTTTGTCTCTTAGGTTCAAAAGTGTCAGCCAACATAGCGTTAACTTCAAAAGGCTGTGGCATTCTAAATCTCCATCTTCATTTTAATTTTAATAAACATCCTATAATAAATACACTACTGATTAAAAAAATATAACAGAATGGGGCCGAAACCCCATTCCATTATAATCTTACTCACTAAAAGCTGCGCCGTTAGGTGTGACGGTGAAGTCAAAAATAACGATTTCAGCTGCAGTGGTAGGCTTCAAGAAAATCTTACCCTTGATTATGTTTCTATCAATCAGATCAGGTGTAGTAGTGGTTTCATCCAAAATAGCTCTGAACTCATTGATACCATTAGCGGCCTGTACACTTGCGAGATAGTCGTTGACTTGAGTCAACAGACGCTCTCTTGTAGCAACAGTGTTAGGCTCAAAGATGAAGAGTCGTGAGAAACCAGCAATGGTCTTACGAACCTCAATCATCATACGGCGAACATTAATTCTATCCAATACCGACTGTTTTACCTGTAGAGTCTTCTGACCAAAGACAACAATGCCTTGGCCTGGGAATGTAGCAATTGGATTAACATTACTATTATAAAGATCATCACGCTGAGACTGTGTTAATCTCCTTCTAACCTCTAGTACCTCGTCCAAACCGCCACGATTAAACCCAGCAGGTGCGAACCATGGCTGAGCTACTCTATCATTGAATGCAAAAGCCCCTAGGACAGCCACCGAAGGTGGTACCCAAACAAGCTTATCATTATCAATGTCGTTTATACGAACCCACGGATAATAAGTAGCACCGTAATTAGAGCTATACTTTTGTGCCTCGCTAATAGCGTTTGCTACCGACAAACTCAAGCCTGCGCCTGTAGCAGTAGTGTTAGCTATGTCAATAAGAGCAAAAGCATCCGCTCGTGTTGCGCACATATCAACCAATCTATCAGTAAGAGACCCGCCAGCAGATGAACTAATACCTGGCATTGCAATAAGATTAAAATCAACTTCATCTGGATTAGAAAGAATCTTAATAGCTCTATCGAAGTCACCAGACAAAGTATCAGTGCCAGTAGACTGCTCAGTTTCCAACTGATTCTTACGAGGATCAAAGCCATCCCAACCGCCAAACATAGGTACAGTAAAACGAACCGGATTGTTAGTTGAGAAATTGCCCGAGCTACTACCCAGCTGATCAATAAAGGTATAACTACTTACATTGCCAGAACCAGCATAATCGGCCGCGGCAGCAAAGACCAACATACCATTATCATTGCTTGTGGTACCTGAAGCAGAAGTAATGGTTCTCTTCAACCGATCACCAACACCTACCGATTGAAAATTAACCCCTGTAAAAATGCGTGAGTCAACAGCATTTACTGAATTAAGCTGATTTTGTTTCAACGGTAAAGCAGCAGCAGTAACACTACCAATGCCATCTCTTTCATAAGAGTTACTAGATACACCTTGGAATCCAGCAGGTCTTGCTTGAGCGGGATAATTACCCATAAATACTCTAATATACTTAGATTTATTGGGATAATCACCATTAAATAGAATTTCAGGCGGATTCTGTGACAAATCAAACTGAGTTCTTCTATCACCAATTACTCTACCAATATAATTCTTGTTAGTAGGATCTAATACAATATCTGTAAAATTCTCAAGAATGATTGGCTCTTCATCAGTATCATTAGCCATTCTAACACTAACAGTAAACTTAGGATAAGCAGTTTGAGAAGCTGCGACATCTACATTAGAAACAGAGACTTTGTACTTGTTATTCTCAACATTACCATCAGCTAGAGTAGAGAACTTGAACAAGTTATGAACGGTGCCATTCATATTCTGTGAGACAATCCACGGAGTATCAGCACCAGAAAAGCCACCAGTAACTTTATTGAACGAATCACCAGCAGCAGTGATGGTTGAAAAATCAGCGCCGTTGTTGGTGGCAGCTGGAAGAGTTGCGTTAGCACTTACAGTACCAGCAGCACTACCGTAATTAAATACGGCATCTACATACAGATCAGTAAGCTGTTCACCATCATAAGACTGTTGAGGATTAACGCCCAATACTTTCTTAATGTAGTTGCCATCTGATTC